TGATGAAATAATTGTTCTTCTGATACTACTCTGAAAGTAATTTTCCTTTGTTTGGCATAGGCGTTTGCGGCCTCCCATTTAGCATGGTTTATCACAACTTGTTTTTGTTTGGCTGTGCTTCTCCCGGCTTTTTCCATGGTGGTTTGATTCATTGGTTTTACTTCTATCATTTCGGCGTGTTTTTTTCCATTTTTGTCCACATAGACTATAAAAAAATCTGGAACATATATAGTGTATTTTCCTGTAAGGGGATGTCTATAAGGAATACGGATTGCTTCACTGGCCCACTGGTATACATTCGGATGCTCATCACACAATCTCATAAAACTATGTTCCCAACCGGACCTGTAGGTTGGAGTTTTTGTACCAACATATTTCGCAGGGTTTTTCAGCAGGAATTTTCCTCTGGCAAATTTCATTAGTCTTTGATATTTCTAGAAACGTAATTTTTTGTTACCTGTTGATTTCTTACTCCAAGTCTGCTTGACTTGAACCTGTATGCGTTCATTACAACAGTTATTAATTCGCTTAGTTCTACTGGATTTGCGTTTTTTAATTGGTCCATTATTTCCTGAGAAGGAACCGAATCAATTTTAGATTGTCTTAAAATCACAGTTGCCACGTCTTCGGCAGGTCCCCTATCGAATCCTCTCTTAACAAAAAATCCAATCGCGGCGTCCATCTCGTTTTGATTAAATTCAAATTTTTCTTCGTATTGAGTACTAGTCAAGTTTTTTATAGATTTCCCCAAAGAATCTAAATCTTTTTGAGGTAGGTTTGTGTAAAACTCTGTCATTATGTTAGGTTCGCTTTCTCAGACACGATTGTAACATTCTGTGTCTGCCTGTTTATTTTTATAAAGCCTTCGGTGACTAATTTTGTAATATCTGTCAGCACCCTTGTCCTATAAACATTTTTTTGATTTGTTGTCAACGATTGGTATTCAACGTCGCTTTCCGCAATGGTTTTTCCATTACGTGAACCGACCACTTTGTAATAGATGCCCGCCGCCACTACGTCTCTCAAATTTTCATTCGTGCTGACAAGATTAAATGATTCGCTTGGAGAAAGAAAATTGGTTGTGTCTATTACTGCATTGTTTACACTAGTGACTGTATTTTTTTTGTCACTAGGATTGTCGATTAATCCTTTCGCAGTAGCAATGGTGGCTCCTGCAAGTACGGCTGTTGTGGCTGTAGATCCTATTGAAAAGTTTCCAATAGGATTATTAACTGTGCCCGCTTGTTTGCCGATGTCCAACACTCCTTCTTTGACTATGCCTTTCAATTCTTCTTTCACAGCATCTTTGGCTTTGATTTTTTTTGCGTTGTTGTAAGTGTTGATTCCTTTTATTACAGTTCCAAGGTTGAAGTTTCCATTCCTTACATCTCCCAAGACTGATCCCACTCCCTCTATGATTCCCCCAGGGCCAAAAATACTGGTCGTTCTACCTCCTAGCACACTCAAGGGTGATGGTTCTAGATCATAATGTAATGTGGCAAAACCTCTTGGCTCTGCCTTTGTGACTTCTCCGGCACCATATAAAACAGTCTCATATAGAATTTGCATGGTGTTGGACATTATCCCTGTGCCGTCTGCCTGATCCAAATTGTCGTGGCTGAACGATCCTATCACGGGATTAATCAAAGTAAAACTTGTAAACCTTTGTTTGTGTAGAGCGAAAATTTGAATGCTTTTTAAGAATGGTTTTTTTGAAGTTTGTCTGTTATCCATACCAAACTGAGTTGGCATGTTTTCCTTTGAATCATAAAAGGTATCTTTTGTATTGTTCACTCCGCCGCTGTTTGCCACTGTAATGCTGTCCGATATGTTATACTCATAGTAGGCTTTCCAGAAGGCGTTCACCGTGTCGGCGTGATCGTCGTGAAATTCTATACTGACTGGCGAATATTGTATTCTTGTTTTGACATAGGTTTTTTTGTTGTACTGCTGTTTTTCTTCGGCATTAAAGTCGTACTTTGGAAGTTCGCATCTTTTGACCAACATGTTTAGTTCTAGTTTTTCATTGTCTTGAAATGCCCTTGCTGGAATGTCGTTGTCGATATCAAAAACAACATGAAATAGGAATTTTTGTTTTGGTAAAAGTTTGTAGTTGTTATCTAGGTAAAGTCTCGATGCATGCCTGTAGTCCTTCATGCCCGGCAGACCGTTCGAGAAACCTGATAGAAAATTGTTAATGCTTGGCATACCTGTATTTATGGCCACAAAAAAAGCGCCGATAAAGGCGCTCTCTTTGTATTATAATTGCTAACGTATATTAGATACCACCACCAGTTGACAATGTACCAATAGTTCTGGTTACTGCCGAGCCTAGGCCTGTTCCTTGTGGGGTCTGTATTGCGTTGTCGTATCTAAGCGAAAGAGTAATAGTTGCTGGCTCCGATGTGTTGTATGCCAACGTGTTGTAGTTTACAGTCTCAACATATGATCCATAAAGTTCAAAAGTTTCTAGGACATTTGGTGCTGTTTGGCCGTTTCCACCGTCTAGCATCTCGATCCTTGTTGTGAACTTGTAGTCGATTCCTGATGCCGCACTTGCCTGCTCAAAGAAATCAAACTGTTTCTGTACCTGTTCACCGACCAATTTAGAAACAGAGTTGTTTACGTCGTCTCTTAGATTGATGGTGATTGGGTTCCATGTATGTTTTCCAGCCACATATACTCTTGAGTTGTAAACGTCTAAGGTTACTTGATCAAAAGTAAGGTCCGGTCTGGTTACATCTATGACCTGTTTGGTAAGTTCAGATCGCGGAGTGGATACACCAAAGTTTTCGAGTATGACTCTAAACCTATACTGTAGTTTTGGCATCAACAAACCTTGTGATGCTGAACTCTGGTCGTTTGCTAGTGGTACTGTAAATTTAGAAAGTGTCGATATTGCCATAGTGCTCCTTTATTTACCTGGGGTTTAATTGCCTAGGTTTGCTATCTCCCCTGTGTTTTTGATTCTTAACGGTATGTAAATAAATTCAACCGATTTGATCGGCTCAATCGCAATATCCACATACAATTCATTTCTATCAATCCTTGTTGGTGTGTTGTTTGTATCGTCACACACTACTAAGAAATCAAATAATGCTCTCTGTCCTACTAGTTCTAACAAGAAAGATTCGATCGCTTGTTTGATTTCGTTTCTGGTTAGTTCGTCGTTCGGTTCAAAGATAAACGGTTTTCCGATAGCATCTAACTGTTGTCTTAGATAAACTGTTAGTCTTGATACGTTAATCCTGTCAAGTGCCGAAGATCCGCTTGTGCTTGTTAAATTTCCAAAGTTTACTATGCCTGCTCCACTAAAGAAAGTTATTGGGTTAACTTTAGCAGTAAACATAGCGTCTCTGACAGACTCTGTCAAAGCCACTTGGTCAAATTCCCCTTCTGAATTAATATAACCAACCGCCGTAGCATTGTCAACTATACCTCTTCTGGTACCTGCCGGAGCAAACCAAGGAAATCCAATATTATCGTTATTAGCAAACACTCTCAACATCATGTGAGAAGGTGGAACGACAATGCTGTTGCCAGCGTTGTCTGTTGTACGTCCCGATGGATAAAATACTCCTAGGTAATCACTAGAACTTACTAGACCATCTTCGCCGTTGTCAACGGCACCGGCTGAATTATTTGCCCAGTTTGTTATAGCAGTTGACGTTCCGTTTAATCTCATTGGAGTGTCACCTATTACAAAAGCAGTGTTATTCCTGTCGGTGTTTAGATTTATTAGATTTGATATAGTTTCCGGATAATTTGGACAAGCAATTACGTTGAATCCTCTTTGGTCTTCTCTGATTGCTTGGTTAGTGTCGATCTCAGATTTTAATTGAGCAACGACTACTTGTCTCTGTGCTTTTCTTCCAAAAGAGCCAGAACCATCAGCGTTGTTGGCTGACTTAGTTACCCATCTGTCTGGATAGTAACCACCAACAGATTCATTGTTGAATCTTGTGTTACCAAGACCAGACGTTCCCGAACCTGGATATAAAGTTTGTGTTACAGCATTGTTTCTGTATTCCTTCACATTGTATCCTGATCTTCTTGTGTTGAAAAGCATGATAGATTTTGGATATAATGCTGGATCTGGAGCATCTGGATCTAAGAAGTTGTCACTTAGTAGATTTTTAATGCTAGATGCCGTGCCCGCTCCTGAATCATTGCTGGCGTTTTTCTCAGCAGAAGAATGCCATCTTGCGTCAGCAAAAACAATTCCGTCTTCTGTTGTTTGGTCGGTGTTATCAACCAATACCCAACGTGCCGCTGTTGTTGTAACAGAAGTTCCATCCGAAGTGTTACTTGATGTCACTGTGGCGCTGGTGTCGTATCTGTAAATTTTTGGATAGTTCTCAAGGTCACTTGTGTCAATCCATAAATCATTTGAAACCAATCCGGTGCCGTCTGACTGTGAAGTAGGTGCTGTGGCGCTGAACTGTGGACCATTTGGATCGGTAGCAGAATAGAAGTTTTTGTAACCTAACCATGTTGTGCCATTGTGTACCATGATGTCTGCTTCGAGGTTGGTGTTATACCAAAGTGTGCCATTTGCTGGTTCGTTGGTAGGTTGGTTACTTGAAGCCGTGTAACTTAATCTTCTCCAATTGGAAGCAACAAGTGTGTTTCCAGTGGTTGAGTCTTCTTGTTCACCTGCGGGAGCGTCATACAAATTGTCAATCAAAGTTGATGAGTTCGCTGTGTATGTTCCGTAACTGTGAGCAGTAGCGGCGCTGAAACCAGCGTCGGCCAAAGGCGTACCACTTGCTTCCTGCATTCTAAATTCACCGCCAAGTTTGTGTTTGATCTGTATGGCACCAGCGTTTTCGCCAGTTGTTATTACAGATGCTTCTAAGTTTGTGAAACCCGCTGTGGTAAAGGCTGTGACGAAATCTTCCGCATCACCCAATGTTGAACCATCACCTGAAATCATGGTTACTGTCTTCGCTGTGGAAAGAGCAGATTGTCCCTTGATTGATTCTTGTACTGTGAAAGTTTCGTTTGCTGTGAAACTTGGATTTGTGTTGTTAGAAGTTATGATCGTTTCACCACCTTCGTATCTCAAGAGTTGGAAATCACCCAGTGCCGGTGTAGAATCATATTGTCCTTTCACACTCTGTTCAGTAACGTTGAATTGTGTATAAAGAGTACCTGTTCCTATGTTGGCACCACCTCCAACAGCATCCAAGTTATAGATTGCCGAATGGTTTGTAGCATAAAGAGGAGCGTCAACTGTGTTAAATTGTGATGTGGTAGCATTGTATAATTTTGCTACAATATCTGCTCCGCTGTTAGGAACTGTGGTTTTGAACCAAACAGAACCGTTGGGTCTATCTTCGTCTGCAGTCTTCCACTCTGGTCTGTTAGTGTGAGACGCCTGCAGGAATTTTGGAGCGTTGTACACATCTGCTGTGATACCTAGATCTGTTAGTATCGTTCCTGTGCCGTTCTCTATGTCGATCTTGTTAAGACCAGTAGAGTCTCCAAACCCTAATCCGTTGATGAAAAACTG